TTCGCCCATCGCCCGGCTTTCGACGCCGTGATCCTGGCACCAGCGGCGAGCGTCGGCGTCGCCGAGGCAGTAGCCAGCAAGCCACTTGCCCACGCGGTAGGCCGCCTCGGGGTCGGTGAACGCACGCAGCCGGCCGGAGTAGCGGACAGGCTCAATGCGGGCGACCTCGCGGGTTTCGGCCTCGGCCGGCTCGGGAGCCGGCGTGCAGCGGTCGACCACGCTGCGGAGGGTGCTGCCGGCGGCCGCCACCTTGCTCTCAAAGTCGAGCTTGGCTGACACAGCGTCCGCCTTCTCAACCAGGCCCTTGAGTTCCATGTCGCGGGCGGCGATGTCGGCGTCGCTCTCGGCCTCCACGGCTCGCACGGCGTCGATCCGGGTGGCCAGCTCGGCGGCCTCGTCCTGCAGCTTCTTCAGCGTGTCCATGTGCATCTCCTAGCAGCGGCGACATGCCGCGTGTGCGTTAGGGTCAAACTAGGACACGCGAGGCGGAGTCTTGCAGAGCTGCACCGCAGAAAGTGTTGTTTTTACAAACACAGTGCCGCGGGCTCCGCACTTTGGGCAGCGAACATACCGCTGCCGCTCCTCGCCAACTGGCCGGCTGGAGCGGCACACCATGCGTACGCCGCACTTGCATCGAGCGTATTCAGCCACGCAGCTTGAGCCTCAAAAGACTGGCAACAGCACCCGCCACCCCCAGCATCGCAGGCACCGCAACAGAACGCTGCTCGGCAGCCGGCTCCTGCTCGGCAAGCCAGGCCTCGTAGCTGCGAAGTGCCACCGCGGCGGTGGTCGCTGAATAGGCAGGATTCACGACCGGGCCCATCTCGTACAGGTCGGCCTCGCGGACCTCGCGGATCGCCTTGCCGCCCTCGGTCGTGAACGACTCGCCGCCGACGCCGACAGAGAAGGCAAAACTACTGCCGCGGATGTCGCGACGCTGGATGAGCTCAAGGACGTCAGCCCGGCTGGCCGGCGGGGTCACCACGTAGCCCACGCCCTTGGCGTCTGCGAAGACCTCTAAGGTGCCACTCGACTCGCGGCCCAACAATAGGTTGGGGTCGTGGTTGAAGTAGCTCACGAGGTCACGCCGGCCCTTCTGCTTGGCAAGCATGGCATCGAAAGCACCCGGCAGGATACGCTCGCGGAACCCGCCGAGGTCGACGCTCAGCCGGTTGTAGACCACCGCATACCCGCGGATCGCGGGCGTGCCGCCGGCTCGCTCCTCAATCACCAGCTCGTCGTCGGCCTCAAAGGCCACCGTCCTCGTCTCAATCTCCATCGGCCTCGTCCTCCTGGTTCTCGGTTGGCTGTGGTTCTGGTGCTGGCTCGGGCTGCGGCGGGGCAGGGGCCGGCTCGGGCTGCGGCTCTGCGGCCGCATCTTCCAGCGTCGTCATATTCATCGGGACAAAGTGCTGGTCACCCTCGGGCCCGATGGGATTCAGGTTTTCGAGCTCACGCACTTCGTTGATCGTCATCCACCCATTCTGCAGGGCCGAGACGTAGTAGGCCGAGCGACTCGCGTGGTCGCCACGCATCAGGCCACTCACGCTGTGCTCCGCGAAAAACCGCTCGTCGTCGACAATGAGATCGCGGCTGATTGCCGCTTCCCACCGCTTGAGGTGCGGCAGCAGGCAATGCTGCACAAACTCAGTGCCCTGCACCTCGATGTTGCTGTAGGTGCTGCGAGTCAGATCCTGAATCATGTGCGGCGGCACCCGGAACGCTCGGCAAATCTCGATGACTTGATATTGCCGAGTTTCAAGAAACTGCGCGGCCTCGTTGCTGCCGCTGAGCTCGTGGGCCTTCACGCCGTTGGGTAGCACGCACGTGCGGAAAGCACGATCGGGCCCGCGGTGGATGCGTTCCCAGTTCTGCCGCAGGCTTTCGGCGGCCTCGACCGGAATGGGGTTATCGCTCTCAAGGATCACGCCTGGCCGGGCACCATTGCCGAAATACGTGCTGCCGTGAGCCTCCAGGGCTTGCGCCAGGCCGATTGCGTTCTGAAACAACCTATAGGTGGGCAGCGGCCGCACGCCGTCCTCAGTCGTAAAGCGGAGGCAGAAGATCTGCTCCTGTCGGTAGACGGTCTGCTGGCCGCTCGGCTCGCGGTAGAGGTAGCGGACGCTGCCATCCTCGAGCCGCTCGACCTCCATCCGGCTGGAGTGCAGCGGCCACAGCTCGGAGATGGCACCGCGGGCACCAGGCCGGATCTCGGCGTAGCTCGCCCCATAGTGCAGGTACATCCCCGTCATCCAATCGCGAAACTCCTGCGCGGTCTGCCAGGGATTCGGCTGCTGGTGCAGCAAGCGATAGACCGGATGAGCCGGCACGCGGACCTTGCCGCCAGACTCAAGCCGCTCGTAGAGGTGCAGCGGCAGCGAGCTCACCGCGTCGGAGATTACGCGGATGCAGGCGGTGTAGGCACTGCAGGCCATCGAGCTATCGGCGGTGACTCGGATGCCCGAGGGCGTGCGGCTCGAGCCGGCCCAGTCCACGCTCCGCAGGTCATACATCCGGTAGTCGCTGACGTCGGTGCTCACAGTTCGATGATGTCCCAGTTTTGTTGCGGTGGCGGTGCGGTTGCTGTGGCGTGAATGCCGATCGCCATGACCAGGGCCACGATGCCGTCGACTCGCTCGGTGCTTTTCGCCTTGCTCGGTTTGATGTTGTCGGCGTGGTCCTGCTGGATGGCGACGTTGCCGGCCTGCCAGTCGAGGACCGGGTTGTGGTGCCGCAGCTTGCCGCTCATCACCAGCGCCTCAAGCTGCTTGGCCGGGGCAGACATCGAGCCATAGCCCTGCCCAAAACCTACGACATCGAGGCCGTCTCCTTGCAGTTGCGTCGCCAACTGCGTGGCATTCCAGCGGTCGATGGCGATTTGCCTTATGTTATAACGTGTTGTAACATCATTGATGTCGGCCCTGATCTGGTCGAAGTCTGTCACGTTGCCATGCGTGACGTGCAGGTGGCCCTGCTTGGCCCACGTGTCGTATCCCACCTGGTCACGCCGCACCCGCTGCTGCATGTTCTCCTCCGGGATCCAGAAGTGCGGCTCGGCCCACAGCGTGCCATCCTCCAGGGGAAAGACCAGGCAGAGACAGGTGGTGTCAAAGGTCGTCGCAAGGTCGAGGCCACCGAAGCACTCCCGGCCTCGCAGGTCGACCTGGCACGGGCCGCTGCCCTGCATCCACTTGTCCATCGGCAGCCAGCGGGTGTCCTGCTCCGTCCACTGATTCAGGTATAGCTGCCGGAACGTGTTTTCGTACCGCGGCATCTCCACTGCCCGAGCACACTCGCTTTTGAGAAACTCGAGCCTCACGCTTACGCCTAGGTTTGGATTTGCCGCGGCCCACGTCGCCTCGTCTTTCCAGTCAGCGTCGGCCGGCGCAGCATAGATCGCCGGCAGGAAGGTCGGGTCTGTCACCACACCATCGCGGACAGACTCGGCATACTTCCAGATTTCCCAGCAGATGGTCTTGCGGTCGTAGCCGGCTGTGGTCAACGCCACCGTCAGCGGCTGCCGCCTGGCCCCTTGGCTGGAGAGCATCACCTCCCACATCTCGCGGTTGCTGACGTGCAGCTCGTCGAAAATCACGCCATGTGCCGAAAGCCCATGCTGGATGCCGGCCTCCGCAGACAGTGCCTTGTACGTCCCATGCGTCGCCTCGCGGACGATCGCGTTGCGGTAGACCTTGAGGTGGCGGGACAACGCCGGCGACTGCTCGACCGCGATGCGGGCCATGTCGAAGACCAGGCGGGCCTGATCTCGCGAGGCCGCGCAGCTGTAGACCTCGCAGCCCGGCTCGTTCTCCATGAGCAGCCGCAGGGCGATGCCGGCACACAGCGAGGACTTGCCATTCTTCCGGGGCAGTGCCAGCAGGCTCGTGCGGATCTGACGCTGGCCGTCACGCTCGGCAAAGAGTGCGCGCACGTAGTCGCGTTGCCAAGGCTGCAGCGTAAAAGGCTGGCCGCCGAGCTCGCCCTTGGCGTGCGTGAAGATCCGCTCAAAGAACGCGACCGCCCGGCACGACGCACACCGGCAGTCAGCCGAACAGGATGGAGTCCGCCTCTTGCGTGCCGGTCGCTTGCTCAACTGCTGATACCCTAGAAAGCGCGGAAGCGGTTAGGCCAAATTGCTCTGCAAAACGCAGCATGTGCAGGCGAGCGTCCTTTTTCCGATACCACGCCGGGTGATTCATGACCCGGCCCTTATCGTCCATAAACGTCGCGCCGTGCTTCGTGAGCTCTTGGTCAGCCTTTACCATGTCTGCCAAGGCATCACAGTACGCCGCCAGCGTATGCTGATGCCGCGGGCTCATCACCTTTGAAGCCTCGAGCATCGGAACAATCCGCCGCCACTCAGCGCGGCCAATCTTGCACAGGTAGCCGGGTGCTGGCGGTATGCCGGGCGTGGCATCAATCCCGGTCTTGTGCGGCCCTCGGATTCGAGAGCCACGCAGTTTAAGAATTGGCTTCGGTGTTGGCTTGCGACCTTTTGGCATTACGCCACGCGAAAGAAGGACGGGAACCGTGGCACGCCGGCAGCCGTCAGCTGCTGATACTTAAACGTAAAAACTGTGCCAATCGCTGGCGGGTTGCGACGCATCGCCCCCGTCAAGCCCGATGATACACGAAACTCCGTGCCATCTTGCAGGCAGGCAACCAGAGCACCCACTGTGCCAGCGTTGCGACCTGTGCCCGCGTCGTAACCCACTACGACAGCCTCGGCGTCGCGAAACGTTTTGACCTTGAGCAGCGTGCCGCTCCGCTTCCGCTCGTAGGCACTGCCAGGCTGCCGCAACATCACGCCTTCGCCGCCCTGGTTCTCAATTCGGGCGAGCTCCTCAAGCAGGTCGGCGTTGCCGCCGCACTTGCGCTGAGGCAAAACGTACGCCAGCCCGTCGCCGGCCAATGCATCACGCATAGCGGCCAGCCGGTCCTCAAAGCCACCCCGCGACATCGGGGCATCAAAGGCGGCATATCGCACCTGCCGCCAAGCGTCGCCGCGGTCGTGCGACTGCACAACGCTGACAGTCTCTTGGAAACGCCCACGCCCTAGCCACAGCTCGCCGTCAAGCGGCTCGCTATCCGGAAGCGACCGCAGGAACCATGATGGGGCGTGAATCAGCTTCCCGGTGCGAGTCCGCAGATGATGGCAGTCCCAGACGGCTCGCACGCCGTCGAGCTTTTCGCTCATCCACCAGCCGGCCGGATCGGCGCCGGCCCAAGTCTTAGCTAGCAACACAGACATCATTCAACCTCCAAACAAAGGTCGGCAAGCGTGACGCGGGCCGGCTCGCAGTCTCTCGGCGAGATTGTCCAGCGGTACGTCTCGCCGTCTGGATGCTGCGACGGCGGCAGCACTGACTGGGCAGGCCGGCCACCGAGGCGAACTTCCACATCGCCGACCTTGTGCCATCCACACTCCGGCAACGCAGTGGTCAGCCGAAACAGCCTGTGCTCTCCGCGGCAGCTGGTGTAGGTCGGCGTCTGCACGCTTGCGAGCCCGAGCTTTTTCACGAGCCGGCGGCCCGCCGCGTTGTCGTACTCAACGTCGATCAAGCCGCCGCGGCCCAGCAGAAGGCCGACGTTGTAGCCTCGAGCGAGCCAGCTGGCCACGCGGTCAGGACATTGTGTGGCGCGATCTTGCCACGCCAGGCCGATCGGCCGCTTACTGCGTCGGCCGACTTTTACCAACTCCGCGCCGTGCTCAAGTAACGCCACAAGGTCAAGGTCCAAACCAACACACGCAGGCATGACATTTCTCCTGTAAGGGGTGCCATACTCTACGACAAACTTCGCAGCAATTCAACCGCGCCGCGTGCATTTTGTCCCCATTTTTTAGGCACAAAACGCTCGCGACCAGTCGTGAAATTTCGCGCTACGTTGCGTGGCGTGCCGCCTCACAGGCGACGAAATTTTGGCGAGTCCGATGTCAAAACTTTCGCGGGCGAGCCGCACGGCGGACGGCAGGCCCCTAGGGGCCTGCAATTTCGGCCCGCTGTGCGGGCCGC